CACGACCATTTTCTAAAGCGTCTTTAAGCGCATCCCCACGAGGACCTGACGGGCGAATTTTACCCATAATGGCGACGACTGTCCGCCCGTTCTCGTCTTTAACATTGTTGTGGTCTAACCACACTTCAGCAATGTGACAACAGACGTTGGTTTCCTCTATCTGCATGATGCGGTTGAGGTAATCGCGCATTGTCATGGCCGGTGACTTTTTAGGGTGACCACATTCTGCTTTCAAACAACCACTCTTCACACGGCGCATGAAAACAGAACTTTCTTCAAAAAGCGACTTGGCTTTGTCTAACGGGTAGTAGGCGCCAGCACTATTAAACACGTTGAGTCCACCCAGAACAACAGTATAATAACCGTCAGCGTCCGGCTTTAACTCACCGCGCTTATTAGTTCCCTGCAATGCAGTGCAGGAGAACGTCACACGTTGATTGTTCATTACTCATTTCCTTCTTAAGATAAAACCAATTCTAACACTGGTCGCCAGCAAGGTGGTTCCGAATCGCCCCATATGAGGTCGTTGGTTCCAGGGGTATCCCATACCCATCGGGTAAGATCGATGCAGGGTATATTTTACCTCGACCACCGGAAAACTGATTTATCATTATCCGTTCAAACATGATTACTGTCTCAACAGGTTTTCAATAGGTTCTACTTTTTCAGAGGGGTTAACCAAGGCACTGGTTAACCCGTCGTCAAAATATGCCCCCATCAACTTGGCGGTGGTATTTGTCGCCCCGTAGATAACACTTCGCAACGCTATGAATTCTGGCGGGTTTTGAACCAAATCGCTTTTGTTCTTAATGGTCTGGCGGTAATATTTGGTTCTGTCCTTTCTATCCCTAGAGATGGCAGCTGCAATCATTTCGGGGATAATGTGACTGGCACCCACTTTCATACCGGCATGTCGAGCCGAACTATCAAAGAGTCGTCCCAGATCCTCATACGAGAAGAACCACGGTATGTGACCGGTGGCGATGATCTCATTGTAGATGAAGTAAATGAAAGTATCTGACTTTTCAAGGTTGCGGTTAAGAATAACTTTGCTACCTGCAACAAATGAAAATTCATAGTTCTCAACGTCATCCACAAAAACCTTACGGGTGTCAGTGGGGTCTATTCGCATCATCGCATTGACAAGTGAGACACCGTAATATTTGTCATCTACAACAATGGCAAAAATGCCAGATATTTGAGTCTCTGACCCCACGTAAGCCAATTGTTGTTCGGCAAACCGACAGGGGATGTAGATCTTGCACGGTTTAACGCACACAATGCTACCGTCCCCCATGGGTTTAAGAACAGCCTTAACTTTACTAGGGTCACGAATTAACCGTTTGGGGTCCATTCGAAACACCTTCTTTTTTAAATGGCGGCAGCCGGCTCCACTTCTATAAGCTTAGCAACCCACTCCGCCACAATGTTGATCACTGCTAAGTACCCTGCCTCGCGGATTTCAATCCCCGGGTTTGCCTCAGCAGCCTCATCAATCGCACACAAAATCTGGTATGCATCCGTGTGCGGGAAGAAAACATGACAAACCACTTTGCGCACAGATCGGTACAAGTCATTATACCAACCTTGTTCTAAACGCTCAGTGCATTCCAGTAAACGCTGGCGATAGATGGCGTCCGGTGCCATGCGGATGGTTTCGTCCAACTCACTGATTACTTTGATTACTGCGCGTTTAAAAGCTTCCACGGCGTTGTTATGACGTTCGTTGTGGACACGTATATTTAACATGCGCTCGTGTTTTTGCCATGCTTTAATGTACTGTTCTTTACGTTCAATCAAAGAATTGAAACCGGTTTCCTTATCGGATACCAAGGCACCCAACAGTACATCGGGTTCACCGCCGGATTCCAGCCACTGTGGATAGACGTCACCATTGACCTCTATTGTACATTCGTTATACCCAACCAGACCATTCTCTTCCGGGTACTTGGTCAACAGAATCCGATTCTTCTGGTTACGTTTACGGCGCTCGATAAACCGATTCAGTGCCCGTCCGGATTGTGCCATGATCTTGGACATATAAACCCGGTACTCGTCGAGTGAGCGTTGAACACCTTCAGGGATGTTCTCGAGAAGATGACGCGAGAAAAGGTGAACAAGTAACACTCTGTTAGCGTGATCAATCCCACCATTAAAGTGTGTGACCAAATCCGTTAAATTGTTAGTGTGATGTTCACCGGTAAGGGTGTCACCGAATGCTGAAGTGAAAACGTATTTAACAAACCCCTCTGGCAGCTGATCGAACCACGATTCGATATCCCGATCCAGACGACCTATGCCAGTTTTCAGAATCGTCAGATAACCTTCCCGACTATCCGGCGTCGGGATGATCAGATCCAATTTGAGATTATCAACCGGCGTTTCATCGTAGCGACTGATTAGTTCACCCAAAATATTGTTATTCCAGATAGGGTGCCAGTTGCGCGGGACGATGTTGACTTTAGCCGCCCCTACAGTTTCAATGGAATCCAGCCCAACCTGCGTCTCGTGGACTATTTCCTTTATCAGAGGGTTTACACGGTTGCGTGCTAAGTCCAAGTTGGATTGAACTGTTTTAGCGACACATTCGACAATTTCATCCATGAGAAGGTCGTGGTGGCAAATGCCCTGAGGGTCTTTGTGTAAAGACCCTTTGATAATGCTCTCTTCGACATCCAGCTCATCCAACCCACCATTTACCACACGGGCGGGTTCAGGGATATGTGCAGCGTTAATCAGTTGTTTAACGGGAGTCCCTTCTTTTGGGGAAAGGACCAGTCCCCGTTTAGCAAAATTGTTGGCCAAAACAACATTGGCGTTCAAACTTTCTCTAGTTAACATTACAGCACTCCTGATTTCCGGACCAGTGCAGACTGCATCTTAGCAGCAACGGCGTCTCGAATTTGGTCAGCATTAACAAATTCACCATGAAGGGTGTTGGCCACTTCTTCCCCTGCAACTTTAAGGATAACTTGTGTGGCCATCTCGTTGGCATGGGCCAGCGTAGTTAAATTGGCTTTAGTGATTGGGTCCATAATCCTATCTCAATCTTTTAAAAGGTTAATGTCATCATCATAGGAAAACGCAGAAAAAGGGACTCAAGTCCTTAAAAGTGTGGAAGTGAGACCCTTTAGTTGACGCCTTAGCCTTCTCGATAAACCTTAGAAACGTGCTTGGACAACCAACCCAACAGGCGGTTAGTTGTACCGATGATGAAAGGACTGTGGACCTGTCGGTCACTCACAGAGGCTAGACCGAAAAGGGCACCAATCTCTTCACCACTTTCAGTTTCATTACGGCCAGTCATTACACGACCGAAAACAGTTTTCATCTGGTTAGCAAAGACGCCTTTATCGCCGACTGACGCTTTCTCCTCACCAGTGATGTAAACTTTGATAACCAAGTTGTCCATATCGAGTGGGTTGCCCCCCACACGTAAGGTCCCATCGACCCCACCATCAGTGGTCGCTTTACCCAGCTCTTTGGACAGTTTACTGCGCTCGCGGTCGGAAGCATTGGCCAACGCTCGTAAACTTTCCGACATGTCCTCTTTGTCACCGTTATAATAGACCTCTATCTTCTCAACAACGCCTGAATACTTGGCTTTAGGCGCCTGAGAAGACATCAGTCTGAGTAGGTCTAAAGAGTTTTCATCGAAAAGTTCGTTATCGGCCGTGACCGAATCCTCAATAAAACAAAGGATCGAGTCACTTTCCACCGTTTGACCTACTTTAACTAAGTTGCGCACTGTTTGGTCAAACGAAAGGGTGATATCCCGCACCTTAGTGGAGCGTGTTCGCAGCTGTTCAGCCACCTTTTCAGATATAGCCGAGGAGTCTTCCAGCGTGTCAGGCGATTCCAGTATAGCGGTTTTCACCAACACCCCTGCTTTCCATATAACCTCCCTTGGATTCAACGGGTTGGGTTTAAAGAAATCGTCATTATACGTTACACAATCACCAGGCTTTACACGGTCCCCCTCTTTGAGGTCAGTCACAACACTGTGGGGGTAAATAAACCCAGCAGCAGTGCCGTACCGACGACCTATCTCAACCTGAACCACTTCACCATCTTTGTATTCAACCGTGACGGACTTATCAGTGACCTTTGTGACTTTCCCTTCTTTCTTTGCTGTGTATGCAAAGAGGTCATCGGTGCGTTGAGCCACAACAAGTTCATAACCAGTCCGCAAGGGCATTGTTTGATACCCTTTAGCTGCCATCCCCGAATGGTGTTGGATACCTATAAAGTTGGTTCGTTTCGGGTCTTCACGGTCCGCGGCAGGTGAAAGCATGGCGGCGGTGCTCAGGAATTTCGCGGGACCGTCGGTCTTAAAATCCTTTCGTCGAGTCAGACCACGCAGATTGGTGAAATTAGGGTCCGCAGTTAAATAACTGACAATCCCTACATCACCTGAATCCACTGTCCCCTCAGAGATCACACCCATATCGGATTCGGTGTAGACACGACTGGATTTGACCATACTGCGTCGAGAACGACCCCCATGACCACTATAGGTAACGACTTCCTTTTCCCTCAGGTTTTCAATCGGATTAAGTTCTTCCACCAATCCTTTTGAAGGGTCTTCTTGAAGAGTTTGCCATACGGCATTCGGTGATAATTCCACGCGGTTATTTTTACCAGTCCCGCGCGCATTATACAGACGCACCGATTTGACCAACTCCCCATAGACAGTCCCTGCCACGCGTTCATAGCCTTTAATCCGCATCCACTCGAGATCTGTTTCAGAAGGCGAGTAATCGGTCAACAGGAGTTCACTTGACCGTATCATCAGACCCAACCAATCGGTGGGCTCGCCCATAGTCACCAGTAGATCGCGTGTTATGGGATCGATGAACATGTCCCGGAGCAAATCCAACTCCCGCAAATATCTAGACCCTACCTTATTAGCGTCTAAAACACTCCCGTATACATCACGTTTATCAAAGTCATAGATGCTATAACTTTTAATGTTTCGATGGTAAAGGTTAAAACCACCTAGGATAATGGAGGCGAGTTGATCGTCACGGTCAAAGATTAAAATTTCATCACTGAACCGTACGGTAAACTCTGTTGGGTTAAGTTCTAAGCGTTCACCCACCATTGCCTTACGGTAGTTAACCTTGAGCAACTTCAGCAACCGGTTAAGACCGATGTAATAGCCCAAAACAAACCCAACGGGAATGAATTTGTTGAAGACTTTCAGTTCGGCCATTTCAACCGGGGCATTAGAGACATCGATGTTTAAAATGTCTTCTAATTTACCCAATGGCTTTAAACCCTTTTCATCAAACTCGTAGAAGGTGTTGTGTTCATCAACAACAATCAACACTTTACTATTTGATTTCAAGCGCCCTACAACAACCCCACCGGCTTTCTCTGCTTTGGCCACCAGTTCCTTACCAAAAAACTCTTCCCTCTTATTAAATTCTAAGTAGAAAGAATATTTAGGGGTTTTAAAATCCCGGAATGTTCGCGCCAATAAGGAATAAATGCGAGGGGTTTTATTAGTGGACTTAAAAATATTAGAAATGCGCGACTCAAGAATGTCAGCATCATTTTCATCCAGGGCTTTCAAGGTCAGTTGATTACTTAACCACTTGCCATAGTTGTTGACACTGCGCTGGGAGCGTTCAACAAACACCTTTCCGTAATAGCTGGTCAGAGCCACACGGTGAGGCGAGACCTTACGAATAGGTAGCATTCCTATCCAAAATGGACCATATCTTCTTCCCAGAGGGAAGCCTACCGTTTCGGAACCATACGGTCCCTACTCTACTTGCTTTAATCGATTTCGCGACCATTCGACTTTATACGAATGTCATTAGGTTAACCGCACATGTGGTTAACTGTAGCTTTCGATGGCCTCTGAGCACATCCCATATCTTTCTAGACGTAGGGACTTCGCTGCGCCGGTTGCGTCTCTCTTTGACGTTTTTACCCTGCTCACCGCTTCCATTACTGGGGTGAGTATTACAGTCAGTTTCCTGCTGTAAGTGGTAGTCAAAAAGATTATAGACGTTTTCCCGCAATTAGGTAGGTTTTCTAGTGCCTTGTTACCAAGACACGGGGACCATTGATTAACACTTCAAGAGTAATGGCTTTAATCCCCTCGTTGTTTTCTCAATCGATATTTGACGCCGTTAGCGATGTAAGACCCGTTCTTATCCACCACCGGTATACGGAAGCTGACAGTGCTGGGCGACCCATTGACCGGGACCAATTTAACCTTATGGACTTCATAGCTGCCGAGGGGTCCGTCAACTCGATCCACGTCATAACCAGTCACTGCCACACCAACATTTTGTATAGACAGAACTGAATTTAAAACATCTTTCCTTAAAAAGTCTTTGATGTACCGCTCATCGAAATCCACGACACTATTTTGAAGCATACTTTTATCCAGTACGGCCGCGTTGTCGGGAAATTTAGTAACACTTTCTAAGGCGATGTCTTTTGGGTCGATTTTAGCTTCATCGATCAGAAGACCCTCCCCATACGGGTTTTTAAGGGTCTTGTGAACTTCGGCCAGTTTGTTCAAACGGCGATATTCAGCAGCAGACAACATCCCGTTATCAGCCAACTCATTAGCCTTCTCCAAAACAGGCGCAGTTAAGTCGATGTCTTTTGTTAAGACCTTGTTGTTGATTTCCATGGAGCTGGCTTCTACATTCTGTTGTTCTTCCAGCTTTTTATGGAGATCATTGAGGGCATTCAGCTCGGCTTCTAAGTCCAACTCTGCTTCTTCGTCTTCAAAGAGGCGAAGGTCTTCATCCAGAAGTAACTCACTCTCTTTATGGAGTTCGTCTACACTTCCTTCATCCCTGGTCTCGGCCAGCGCGGCTGCTTCCTTTTCACCCTTTTCCCGGATCGCTTTAGCGTCGTCTTCTGAAACGGTCTTTGTTTCATAAAGACTCATCAGTAACTTCATTACACGTTTTTGTAGACTGATGGGATTAATGCCCTCAGCTGTTCCTTCCGCGGGTACTTCAGTGGCTCTCCAGTCGTTTAACATCCCCAGGTTGATGACAAACCATCGGTCCTGACACACCCAAACCATGTTTAAGTTGTCAAGATTTTTGGTTTCAACCCGAGAAAGTGCGGACTTGGACCGATTCTCACCCAACCATATCCAGAAGTCGGCCAGGTTATAGTCATCCACCGACTTAAATTTATCAAGTGTGGTCCTATCCAGTCGCTTTTCTAATTTACGTAGATCGGCCGAAGGGAGGGTCTCGGGGAGAGTGCACTTAATGTATTGTTGGCGCTCACTTTCTTTGGCGATAGTGTTTAAATTGTCCCAGAGGGTGGACCTGACGTTGAACCACCGATAGTAATTACTGAAAAAGTTGGTGGTATAGCGAACGGTGTGGTTTAAGATCGCATAGTTCTCAACAATTAAAGTTTTCGGATTGTTAAACGCAATATCGCGGTTCTTTAACCAACGCACCCTTTTGTTTTTCCGATGATACTCGCGAATCAATTTGGAGGGAACAACGGGTAGTGGTTTGGGGTGTCCTTTATTTTCGCTCAGTTCAGTGATGTGTTCAACTGTGACCAGTCGGTCATCATTTTTAATTAAAATATCGTCACCGGCTAAGCCTAAAACAACGTCGTCTTCTGGGAAGTAGTGGATTAGGGAGTCCTTTGGCAGTAACAGACTGGACAGTTTGTTAAATTTGGGTGCCAGAAGGTCGGAAGGTCTGCGTATACCATGTTTGCGGTACCAGATGGGATAGAGTATCATCTTCTTTTTAACCTGTCATGTTTTTCAAAACAAGATTGACGGTGTTCACCGAGGTACTGGACTTAAAACCGCCTTGCGGACTTAAGTAGGCCTCTTTTGAATTGAGGTAGTTGTCAACTTCTGAAATGGCTTCTTGAGAGTAGACTATGGTGGCACTACACGTGTCACCGTCGAACGAAACCTTCACTTGGGTCGTTAATCCAAGCCGCCACTGTAACGCTTCACAGCGTTACAGCGCTGCTCCAGCTTTCACTGGATGTCGAGACTATATCATCTTCTCATCACTACATGTGTGAGAAGTCCCCCATTTCGAGACCACTTGGTCCCTACACCGCGCTACCGGTTAGTCGTTGAACTCACTCCATGGTTGACACTAGTCAACGGTAGGAGCTTCGCTGCGTCGGTTGCCCAATCCTCTTAGGTTTTTACCATGCTCACCACTTCCATTACTGGGGTGAGTATTACAGTCCCTTTCGGTCTGTAAGGGGTACTAAGAGGCTCTAAGGGGTTTCCCGCAATTAGAGGGATACACGTTAAAGGTCACCCTTTAACGGGACATCGATGAATTAATTGAGTAATTGAAAAGTATTGCTTTATACACTAGGTTGATGGGACGCCAGTGTATAGGTGGAGCATTTATATTTACCGTCTAGGAGTTCGCCGCTCCTAACTCGCCGTTCGAAAACGGGCTTAGAATTTACTGTTTTTAAAAACCGGACACAATCTAAAACACTCGGGAAGTAAAACCTATCCCCAGTCTTTACGTCAGTGAGAACTTTGTATGTTCCTTTCACGTTTACACCACTACCCAGCGAAATGAGTTCCCCTTCACGATTTATACCGTATCGACTAAACATCGGAATGTGGTAGAAGTCAGGGAAGCGTGTACACTGTAAAGGGAAAGTACGAAAGCGATAGCCAATGTTACCGGCATGACTATTTTTGACATCACCGTCTATGTAGAAGCCTTCGATTTCATTCCACTGGTTATATTGGAGTTTTACACTTTTAAAGACGATCGCCATGAGATCGACGATGCGGTATTGTCTCACCCCATCCCACAGGTCGGCGAAAACCTGAGGGTATCCATCAGAGTCCAGGGTTTGGGGTATAACCTGACCTCTTTCATTTTTTATTTTTCCGTTTTCATCTAAGTAACAAGTGTTACCGGAAAGGGGAAATGGGATAAACCCCGACACTTTTAAATACTTTTCAAACATAACCGTGTACCTATGTTATTAAATTTGGAGAACTACCTTAACATAGGTAAACTTTGTTATATATTTTTTTACCAATTAATTCATAGAACTATCAGCACCAAGACCACTCAGTCGTGAGCTAGCCACACTTAATGCATCGAAGAATTCGTTGTTGTCACCTTTAGGGAATTCAAGAGCGATATAATCTGGACCAAGGGGTTGCCAATCATCGCCAAGCTCCATACGCGCTTCACTGTTAATTGTGGTTTTACAATAGACATCAGACGTATACGTGCTCCCGATATCACTGATGGGATAACGGGTAATAACCACTTTTAATGTATTCCAGCGACGGTAGCCTGACAAGTACAGCAGTTCAGTGTAGTTGATGGGTTCAACATACTTTTTGTCAAATCCTTCTGGGAGTTCGCCTATGTCATTGAAAACTTTGAATGTTTTATCCGGACCTTTATAAATCAGAGCCAGATAATAACCACCCACCATCACTGGTTTTAGGCGTATGTCAATGTTTTCAAAGTTGTTGATGACTTTCTCCAACCCATCTACTGTCGCCCATTTATCACGGACATCCATGGGGAGCTCTACATACTCCCGCTTTAATGTTTTTGGGTTGATGAGGTATGCACCGGAATCGCTCCCACCAGCGCCAAAAGCGCTGTTAATGAAGCTACTCCTTAACTGATAAATAGCAACCGGCAAACAACCCTTCAATGTTTGATAGAGTCCGATCAACGAATTGTTGAATTTGGGTGCACGCGGACTTCCTAGGACGTCGGTGGAGGTATCCATCGCCGTGATGACGTTACGCGTCCCGTTGAATACTTTACGGCCACCGAACTTGTTTTGGATGAATCCTTTTTTACCGGTTATCATCCGCTCTAGCAATTCATAAATCTCGTTGAATCGTTCTTGCAGTAAGCGACGAGTGTTGTCCAATACCGGCGAATTTAGACTATCATCAGTTTCAGCAATGACGCGAGAGATATTGAGCAGCTTACGATAATAGTCGTTGATCTCATCCTGTGTCCCTCGTCCGTTGGCATCAACCTCATAATCGCGCAAACCGGCCGGTAATACCATAACCTTGGATGTGGTGGCGAGGTCTTTATATTTCTCGATCAATTTGACACGTTCGGCGCGGATGGGGCTTTGAGTGACTTTAAACTGTATGTCTTTCCAGTGGGACATAAAAAAGGCGAAACCCGTATCCCCTGTCAATTCATTAGCAGGAATAAAGTCTTTTTCTTTGGGATCCCATCTGGCATACGCTTTACCTAAAAGGATGTCGCGGTAAAGGCCCTTTAAACGCGTAAGTGCTTTAAAAATTACCGGGTGGAAAATAGGCGTTTTGATGTCAATGTAAGAGAACTTTTGTTCCCGCATCTCATCGCCTACGCGCCCAAACGTCAGTGTGGAGAAGAGACCATCCTCGTGAAAGTTACCACCACTGACATCCATAATGTCAGTGCTGGTGGTGGGTCTGAGTCCACGCAGCCGTTGTGCACTGGTGTCGAGTATTTTGACATTGAAAGGTATAGTGTGCGTTTTCAAGGTAAGTCTCCCGATTAGTATGAGAGCTACTGTAAAAGTTTTAGTAGGGTTTTACAGGTATAAATATTTTTTTCTGCCAGGAGTAATACGTCATGGCAAAGAAAGACAAAAAGAATGAATTGGACTTTGATGACGGTTTAGACGATCTGGATTTTGGGTTTAGTGACGACGACTTTTCCATTGAAGAACCCAAGGATGATCGAAAACCGGTTTCCAAAGTAGCCACCTCCTTTCTAGAAGGGGTCAAAGACGACCTTATCAATACTGACAAATTGAGGGATCGGGCGCAAGAGGCACTCCCCGCCGAATACACCAGCACTTTCGAAGCGGTTGATAAGGCAGCCGATATTGGTCGTGATCTATACAATACGGCCGCCGATGAACTGCGTCCTGCCGCAATTCAACTTAAACGACTCACCAGAAAAGTTTCACCCCGTTTAAAAAATGCGCTGCCGGGAAAACTGGGTGAAAAACTTGACGATTGGGCCCGCGACAACGAAGTGAAAGGTCCCGATAAGGATGAGGTCAGAGAACAAGGTATAGCAACAGAACTTGGGGACATATTTAAGACCCAGGTAGCTAAGGAACACGAAGACCGGAAGGAAGAAACAGTACAGCGCCTGTTCCGTGAGCGTGTTCAGGACCACCAATTTCAAACTGAACTCGAAGCCCTTAAAGAAATATCGGCTGGTATAGGTTCACTCACTAGCTATCAAGACCAGATCACGGCCAAGTATCAACGTAAGTCGCTGGAACTTCAGTACAGACAGTATTATACCACGCACGACATTTTTGAATTGTCGAAAGCGTCCTCGAAAGAAACAAGCACCCTTTTAAAGAACATCGTTAAAAATACTTCCCTTCCTGAATCAGAAAAGATTAAACTTTCTGAGCAGGCCGGTCAGATGTTCCGGGAACGGTTCATTAACCGAGCCACCGACTTCAGTCGAGACTACTTTAAAAATTACGGTAAAAATCTTGTCGCCAAATTCAAGGAGTCAATGGGATCCATCAACGAAAGTTTGATGACAGTGGCCGACCAAGTTGAGATGGCGTCTGAGTCGGGTGTTGAAATTGATCCCTGGAAAACGGTTGGCAACGAACTGGGTAGTACCGTATCTGACAAACTTGTCGGAATGGCACTGACCAGACTTCGACCTCTGTTGGAGAAAAATCCAGACGTAGTTAAATGGGGGCACAAGGGAGCTTTAGCGACCAACAGTCTTCAGTATAAGTTGCGCGACCTCCAGATGGATCACGTGTCTGGGTCTTTCAAAAAGGGCGAGTACTTCGATGCCAAAACGGGTCAAGAATTACGTCGTCCTGAGGATGTTTCGGGGGCTGTTGTTAACTCTAAGGGTGAGGTCGTTCTTACCCAAGAGGAATACGAATCTGGAAAAACGGAGGTTGAAGGTCGATTTGGTGGTATTAAACGTTGGGCTAGGGATTTATTGATAGGTGGATTACCCAATAAACCCGACGATGGAATACTTAGCTCCGGTTTTGATAAATCGATGGAGCCGGCACATTTCACTGAACTGACGCGCAAATCCATAACAGACATCATCCCTGGCTATTTATCCAGAATACACCACGAGTTGATGATTCTGAGGACTGGTGATCCCACCATTGATCGTTTGGTATATAACCATGATCGCGGTAGGTTCACCGATTTGACAAAAACGTCCAAAGACATGCTCAATAGGCTGTTTTCAAAACAGGACAAAGACGGCCTGAAAGCAGCTAATCAGGAGTTTCTGGCTAATATTGACCCTAAAGCCGAACTGGCCGGGGGACAACGGGACGCCATAACTGAGCTGATGATGGACGACGCATACGATGGTCGATTTGACTCTACTTATGCCCGTTACTTAAACGTTAAAACGTATACGGACCGAGGCGTCTCAGAAAAGGACGCTAAAGCCATCGTCGCCAGATTTAAAAACGCTTTGGGATACGACGATAAAGAACGTGGGTTCATTGATACGGCTGACAACGCCAAAGCAGTCAACCGGTTGTTTAACCGCTTTAAGAGTATACAAAGTTACATCCCTGAGTCACAAAGTGCTATACATGCTTATAGTGACTTAGGTAACATCGACCAATTATTGGAATTGGGATTGATTGAAGAGGGGGAAGGTGGTTCCTATACGATCAAAAGGGATAAAGTCAGATCCTATTTAAAAGGAGAGCAGTACGATGAAGGAACTCGTCAGGGAGTTAAAGCTCCTGGGACTGGTCCTTTTACTCCTGGTAATGTTATCGGTCGCGGAAGTGACTTCAGTTTTATTCAGCCTGCCCCTGCTACTGTTAAGGAAAGTCAGTCGGTCAAAGAAGCTAGAGTAGAAGAAGTTCAACGAAGCGCCATGGATGACCTGATCGATGCTTACGAGCAGGGTAACGAGGTCCTTATAGAAACCTTGAAGGCGCAGACAGAATTCACGGTAGATTCAGTGGAACTGCTGGAGGCCATTTACCAAACACTCCAATCACAAGGGACTGGTTCTTCCAATGGATCTGCTGAGTCCGGTGGTGAGGGGTCTGTAGCAGGGTTCTTTAAACGTACAAGGGGGCGTGTCGGTAGTGTTTTACAGGGTTTCTACAATGTAAACAAAAACTACCTCAAGAGAGTGGGTGGCTATGGCGCCGGATTATTTAAAGGTGCCAAAAAAATCGCAACGGGTGGCACTTCACTCTTAAAAGAAAAGTGGAATAAATTCCGTTCAGACTTGAAGGTAAAGGGTACCGATCGTGTCGTCCTTTACTGGAATAAGATGAAAAATGGCGAATATTTCGATGCAGAAACAGGCAAGCTGATTACCCACTGGAAGGATATCAAGGGCGCCGTTAAAGATCGCTTCGGAAATATCGTTTTAACATTAGAGGAGTATAAAGAGGGACTCGTTAATAACAAGGGCGGTATAATATCAAAGTCTTTAAAAGGGATCAAACAGCTGGTGGACATTGGAACGTCGCCTCTCAAGTTTGGTAAAAAACTTTTGAAGTCCACCGTCAACACTATCACCGACTTTGTTAATAGAGAGAAGGATATCTATACCCCTGATGACCTCGTAACACCCAAGTTACTGGCGCGGGTCCTTAAAGCTGGGGGCTATATCTCCAAAACCACAGGTAAACGGATATACAGTTGGAAAGAGATAGATGGGCCCATACTTGACCTTGATAAAAATGTTAAGTTATCACTTGAGGACTTCGAGAAGGGACTGGTGGATGTCGACGGTAAGCCGTTGAAAACTCTGATGGGTAAGGTGAGCGGGCTTTTGAAAAAACCGTTGAACTGGGCCAGGAAAGGGTTCAAGATCGGTAAAGACGCTCTAACTGGTGTTTTAAGTGGCGGCAAAGACCTTTTAATGGGTCTCCTCGATAAAATGGGGGGTGCCGGACTTAAAGTCGAGAAGGTTGATGAGATGATAACCATCAACCGAGATCAGCTCGATGTACTGAAAGATATCAGAGACATCCTTCAGAACCAGTTTAAACCTAAGGGGTTACATGACAAGGATGGTGACGGTGACCGTGATGGTAGCTGGGAAGACATCTTTAATCGTCGAAAATCGAAAGAGAAAGACGAAAGCCCTGAAGTTAAGAAGGAGAAAGAAGAGAAGGAAGATAGTTGGTGGGGTAAGCTCTCTGGTCTATTGATGGGAGTTGCAGGGTTTATTGGTACCAAAATAAGCTCACTCCTGGACTTCTTTAAACTGAGAGCTGGGGCTAAAGTGTTGGGTGATACGATAGGTGGTCTAGACCTACCAGATCGAAACAAACCCACCAAGCCCAGAAAGTCGCCTGGTAAAATCAGAGGTGCTCTGGATTTAGTTAAGCGCGGTGGCAGTAAAGTGGGCGGTTGGTTAGCCAGGTTGCCGGGTGCCGCTACAATAGCTAAAGCCGGTGGCTGGTTGGCACGCGGTGCCATGATGGCCAAAGGTGCGCTTACGCTTGGTGGTGGCAGTTTAGCTGCTGGAGCGACTAGTTTAGCCGGTGGGGCGTTGGCCAGCATTGGGGCTGCGCTATCGGCTCCAGTTGTGGTGGGTGCCGCCGCCGCAGCTACGGTTGCTGTTGGAGGCTGGTGGCTTTGGAAGAAATACCAAAGCTCTAAAATAGGACACCTCACCCGCCTTCGTTTGGCCCAATACGGCATTGAATACACCAATGAGAAGCAAGCCAAACGTGTACTGTGGTTGGAGGAACAATTAGAGAAAAAAATTCAGTTTAACGGTGAAGAGGCCACAATCAATATTCGAGATGTGGATATACCGACCCTACTGAAGAATTTCGGATTGGACCCTAACAATAAGGAGGCTGTTACCCAGTTTTCGGTTTGGTTTGAAAGTCGCTTCAAACCTGTATTAGCCACACACGTCACTGCCTTAGAGGGATTGAAGGCGCCTACGTTGAATTTGATTGACATCGACGATAGGCTACCGCCGCATATCAAACTGGAGTATTTGAAAGCGGTTAAAATGGACGGTCTTGGGGAGACAACGGACGGTAAATTCAGTCCGTTTGGTGACGAAGACGTACTGGAAGTCGATAAGGATTTTATCGATGAAATGTATACGGATGCGTTGCTGAAAATTTCCAAAGACAGACAGCGTGTGGAGAATCGGGCCAACAGACTAGCTCGACGTGAAGGGATCACTAAAGAGGAAGCTGTCCGCAGGATCAACGATAAACGCGGGTATGCTGAATCCGGTGCTGATCTCAATGTGTCGGATAGTCCTAAGTCTAAAACTCCCAAGGTCGACTCTGGTATCGAAACCAAGTCGGTGGTTGAGGAGTCTGGTACCACTAATACTGGAACCAAAGCAGTGGACTCCAAGGACGGGACGTTTAAGGACGCTGTGAAAGTAAATGGAAGGGGACAAGGGACTGGACCTAAACCCATTTTACCACCAGAGCTACAAAATATAGGGGCTACACCACCCCCGCCGAAGAAAATACCCAGTAACGAGGGCGAGAAGGAGATCCTCGCTGCGCTTGTTGAGGAAGGGATCACTGATCCTGAAGAACAAGCCATGGTGATGGCGCAAATGTCCCACGAGTCCGCAGCCTTTACACGGCTTGAGGAAAACTTGCGATACAGTGCGTCCAATCTGAAACGGGTTTTCGGACGCTACTTTAAGCGACACGGGGAAGCTGAGCAGTTCGCAGGTAAACCTGAAGCCATCGCCAACAGGGTCTATGGTGGGAGAAGGGACCTTGGTAATACAGAGCCAGGAGACGGTTGGAAATACCGAGGTCGCGGCTTTATCCAATTGACAGGTCGCGCCAACTATGAAGCGGCATCCCGCGCATTGGGTGTGGACTTCGTCAATAACCCCGACTTGGTGGCTGACCCTGCGTATGCGGCTAAGGTCTCCTTGTGGTGGTGGAAACACCGTCGTGGTTTACGGCAAGCTGCGCAAGAGGGCGATGTTGTACGCTCCACTAAGCTCATCAACGGTGGCACTAATGGGTTACCTGACCGTCGGTCTAAGTACCGAAGGTATTTACCTGAAGCGTTGTCAGGGAACTTGATACAGCAAGCTATTGACGCCATGGATGAGAACGTTTCTAGCGGGCAAATCGCATCAAGTGTCCCCGTCCCCATTACCGCCGATAACCCCATTGAAGATGTGGGTGAAGGTACTCGGGGGACGTCCGCCGTCGACAGCGGCTTAAGAAAGACGGTAACTCAACCCGACATTACCGATTCATCAGGATTGACTAAGTCTGATCGAGAACTGTTGGATGTTCGAGAAAAAGCTGAAAGATCTGCTAGGGAGACTGTCGTACAAACTCAGCATGTCCAGGAGATGAGTGAACGCTTTACCGGGGCCATGCTCAGAGCTTTAGAACGTCAGTTACAAGTCCAGGTATCAATGGACAGTACCCTTAAATCGATAGACGGTAAATTGGGGTCGATAGAGGAGAATACACGTGGTAAGGAAACTGTAAAAACGGAAACGGTGGAGAACCCCGTTATAAAGGGTTCTAGACCAGTGGAGATAGGGGGGGTTAAACCTCCGATTGATCTTTCACGGTCACACTGATTTAATCGGGGCGGGGTGACCCGCCCCTTCCTTTTCAAGGAGACGTGAAAGTGAGAAAGCTGAAAGATAACGACTGGATACGACAGTCATTCATGTTACCCATCGGCAGTATAACGGACGTAGATGCAGTCCGTCGCACAATGAAAGATGCGAGCATTAAATTCACAGATTCTTCGTTGGGGGGTAACTTTGCAATAAACCCGCCACCACAATTTACGCAATGGGCCGATTTACCCGTCAAGAGTAAATATATAAACAATGAAAACGGTGCACCCGGTGAGGGTATGGGACGCTATTACAGTGAGGCCATCGATAATAACGCCAATCTAGTCCATATGCGATTCGGTGTACCCAAGTTTAACTCACTGACCACCTTTTTTGGCAGTTTTTATAGTCCACACGCGGCCAGCTTGGCTAACAATGGTCGAGGTAATGGGATTATCTTTAATTTGGCTAAGGCTGTAGGTCATGTTGTCACTATACCGTTCCAACCGTTCATTTTGGCCAACAATGTCATTAATTTCCTACTTCAAAAACCATTGAGTAAATACTACTACTTGAAGCCAACGATGCCATTGTATTGGAACGCCGTCCAAACGATCCTTAATGCATTGGCCGTTAATATGGGTTTAGCGCGCAATGCATCCACTCCGGATGAAAAGGAATTGTACGCCAATGAACCCCATTTCGGACCACAAGACATCAAGTCATATGTGGACGCTATGTCAAAAGGGCCGATGGACTTCTGGACATCAGGCGGTACGATCGACATCCTAAAAGTCGTTAACCGTGCGCAAATACGGGCGAATGAACAGCGGAAACAGATACGGGAAATTTTGGAAACTTCGCAGGATAATGAAGAACTCAGCAGACGACTACTGGAGTATACAAATGAAGTCAGCACGTTGAGATCCAAGCCGGAAATGTCATTTGTCGATTATCGAGACACCTACTTCGCCTTAACGGAAAGTCAATACGACCCTAATGATGCCGATGAACCAACGGCTGACCAGCTGGGTATCACGGAACTACCTCCCGACGAGAATGGTGTCGTGAAACAGGCTGCTTTATGGTTGGGCGACAAAGTGGGGGATGTGGCTGACGGCATCGCCAACTACGCGAAAGCCTTTTCAGAATTCAGCGCCGCCGAATTCCAAGACGGTTCTCAGTACGTCACTTTTAGGGTGGATAATCCAGGGACGTACAATGAATCTTTCAGTAACAGCGTTAAGGAGTCCGGTCTTTCATCTGCGGTGAACTCGGCATCTAGCCAAGCTCGCTCTGCTCGTTTTAATTTTGCAGATGGTAACACAGGCATCATCGGATTAGACCAAATCATAGAGGCTGGGAGGAACGCAGTATCAGGATTTCTTGAAGGGGTCCAGTTAAGTGGCTTGACGGCTTTTACAGGCACTGCATTTGCGGATATACCAAAAACCTGGGATGGCTCTACAGCTAATTTGCCTCGTGCAGATTATACGATAGAGTTGCGATCCCCGTATGGGAATAAATTGTCTAGATTTATGAACCTGTACGTCCCGCTGGCTATGCTATTGGCAGCTGCTTTACCACGTTCTACGGGTAAACAATCATACACGAGTCCATTTATCTGCGAGCTATACGCACAAGGTAAATTACAGATTCGTTTAGGTATGGTGGAATCTCTGTCAATCACCCGTGGTGCCGGTAATATTGGTTGGACAGCCGATGGAGAACCGTTAGGAATAGATGTTAGCTTCTCTGTGGTCGACTTATCCTCAATAATGCATGTCCCTATCACGACAGGAAATGATCTTCTTGGTGGGGCCGCAACAACGGCTGGTGCGACAGCCGCGATACTGACTGGTGGTGTTGCAGGGGTGACTATGGGTGCCAGTGCCCTGGTTAACCTAGCCACAAAAGGTATGTTTGATGATGATAACGCCTTCACGGACTATATGGCTGTTCTTGGTGGGTTGTCTTTAACAGATCAGGTGTACTCTTTTAGAAAGTTAAAAATAGCGGCCGCTAAAAGGGCAACAGACTTCGAAACGTGGCGCAGTCCTGCCAACCTGGCTAATTTTGCGATGGGGACGCCCCCAGCGCGTTTCCTTTCTGGATTGGCTATCGGTATGGGTAAGGGACAATAAAAAAGTACCTCCCCTGCATTGGGGAGGTACTTTTATATGCCATCTAACGAATAGCGGCACGAGGATAGAATTCATTCACTAGTCGTTTTTGGGTGACCGTTGTATAACTCTCGGCTATAAGGGCCTCTGTCCTATACTGGGTTCCATGGGAGAATAAAGTAAGTGCATCTTCACTTGCTTCGATAAACGGGGTGAGGTCAGAGACGTATTCTTGGTTGCGCTTAAGTTGTGACCAGCGCGGGTCGATTCTGTTGAGAGTACTAATTAAACGATTCTCTTCTACTGGGTAGTCGGTCACGGAGAGACTTCCCGGTAATCGATATCCACGTAAGACCTCAGAAACCAGCCTGGGTCGTTGACCCAACAAAGTGTTTGAATCCACTTTGTCAAGTACGCGATCTATGATATCGATGACTCCGTTATCCAGAAAAACAGTCAGGGTGTCCAATAGGACTCGTTTGCTAACTTCATCGATGACTAAAGCGTCAACGGTGTTGAGGGCCAGCGTATGCATCCCTCTGGAAAGCATATCGGTCACTAGACTACTGGTAAGTAAAGACTCTAGTGTGAGGTCAATGGTCTCTAACTCACCCGCCAATTCCAGTAGCACTTTGATCTCGTCGGCAACAACGCCGGTGTATTGGAACGGTGTGCCGTTTATGTTGACGAGTACATCGGTTAAACCATTTACTAGATCGGGGTTAGCGTTGAATTTATTGACTAGGATATCACTTACTTCCCCTGAGAGTTTTTTCAAATGAGGCTTAATAACACCCAATTGTTCCCCAAGTCGCCCCATAACCTCGGTTTTGGAAAGCGATTTAATAGCACTGCTTGTTAATGTTGACTTGATGTCATTTAAAGCATTGGGGTTATTTCTAAGTTCTGTAATAACATCACTGGCGACCTCATTAAAGGTTTCAATGATGTTGTTTTTAGGAGCGTTATTAATGATCTCGTAGGCATCTACTGTTAACAGTGTGTCGTCCGGACCACTATGAAAAAGGGTGTTAGCAATTTTACTGGCCATTTATAGATTTCCTCGAGTAATGATTCCCACAGGATAACGAAAAAAAAAAGAGCCCCCGAAGGGGCTTAAGGCTTTAGGCATTCAGTCTTTGGAGTCAGTGTACTTTTTATAGGCTTCCAGATTCTTGTCCAACATGACCTTTTGGTCAACCGGTTTATTTCCAATGGCTTCTTGAACGAAGCGGTTATCGGAACCCAGTGCCTCTAAAGATTTGTAGATTGGCACTTCGTGTACAGTTGTTCGTCCACGGTGCCACTCGATGGTAACACTGACTTTTACACTTCGGGGGTTTAAAAAGCGTACCGCTTTATTAAACACTTTCCATGTCATATCGGGTCTGACCAGTTCTTTAGCCAAGTTGCCTCGGGCACTTGAGATGTCTTTGGGGGTTTGGTTTATTCTGTTTCGTGGATCTTTAAGGTAGCGATCCATCAAACTAGACCACAACATTTTACCCATGTTGACATCCAGAAGAATTTGTCGAAAAAGACGACTCAAGGCTCCAGTAGCCTCTTCCACTAACTTAGTGTTAGAGGATAACATCCTTTCGACTTCTTTGTTTTCTCGCATTTTCATCGGCCTCAACAATACCTAGAAGGACTTCAAAGATCTCTTCTATAAGGTGTGTAAATTGCCGCACATAATAATCGTGCTTGCGGGGGTTTTTACCCTTTACTTTGTCAAGTGCCTGACTTAGGTTTTGAATGAGGGAATGTAGGACATTGATGAACTCCTTTGGTTTAAGTGGGACATTTTCATTCGTGACTAGATAGTCGTCTAATCTTATAGAGTATAGTGTTTCATTGTTTCTCGGTTTTTGTATGGATTTGGGCACATCACCGTCTTCATTTAAAACATTTATGGCCTCATCCAACAGGTCCAACATAATATAAATGTTTGGGTGGGCGACGCGTATCCTGATTTTAGATCCCGACCGAGGCGAGTAATCTGTAAGGTCGGAACCGACTATTACGTTGACCAATTCCCGAAGAGTGTTATGGGTAATTGACCACTCTTGTGTGGACAAATCAAAATGTCGCTCTTTGAATTGTTTAAACCTATTCTTTTTTAGCCAACGTTTGATAAACACCTTAACCGACTCCATCATTTGGCTATTCTTTTAGATAATATATACTTGAATTATTTTTGCTGGGAGAAAAACTATGTCAGAATATCAGTTGACCGATGATGACATCCTCAAGTTCACGCAAGCCAAACGACGAGAGTTAGTCGACGTCCTATTGGCCGGCGGAATGCCGACTGATAAAGATGGACAACAGATGCTACTTCAAACACTGGGCGATATGGACAGAACTGCATTAGGTAATAAACGTATAGGCGCTGCAGAGAAGTTGGCAGAGTCTGATCGTCTGGTTGCAGATGCTGTTTTGAAAATCAATCGACAATTTGGTGCGCGTTCACCGTTTGAAGCGTCAGAAACTGTAGACGGTGAGGTAATACCGCCAACACCTATCTTAGAAAAGTTACCCAAGGTTGAAACTGTTCCGGGTGAAACAGCGATCGGTATCTCTGACTTGAAATATGAAGAATTCATGGATTCAATGGAAAAGGACGATTGACCGTACTTGACATATCATTGATGTGTCGTGTAAAACTATACAGTCGTTAAAAAATACCAGTGTCTCCTTTAAAAGGAGACACTGGGTTTTATAACGGTTTGAAGATAGAGAAGTATTTAGCATCTAGAAGTTCAACACCTATAAAGGCTGCCATGATAAATTCGATGGTCTCAAAGGCATCAACTTCGCCTCCTTCATCCACCTTTATTCTTGGGTCTTTTATGTGAACTTTACGCGAGAGGGCTGGCCCCATCAATGTCCAACGTGGAATAGGTTTTTTGATCAGTGCTTGGGTATGATCTATTATCCATTGATCATAATCGTAAGTCACATAACCGTCCCAATTAGCAGAGAATGTTTGGGGGTCAAAGGTGTGTGGTGGTATCCTAACAAACGTGAGTGTGTAGCTAAGCTCCACACCAATGTAGTGTGTGAGCGCCATCTTGAACACTTCGATTTCATCGCGCGTAAGATAGTACGGCCAGTAATTAATACCCAATACAACCTCATCTACAATCGGTGTAGTCTCGGCCAGGGTAGTTAACTCTCTCATTATGTCCTTTAATGCAAAAGGGAAGGCCGTCATCAAAGAGCGCTTTAGAGTGTCCTTGCTTCGATTGAGGTACGCTTCACGAAACTGTTCATTGGTGATCAAACCGTTGGTGAGGGTTTCAAAATCGTCGGATAAACGATTCACATATTCACCGCACACCAACAGTTTAGCAGCAGTATCGTTCACCTCTGATATAGAACCCAGGCGCGTATCCAACAAGACATCCAAATCTACTAAGAGTCTCTGCTTTTCCATCGTGTGTTAATCGCCTTCAGTTTTTAAAGAGGTAACGAGGTTATCCAACAATTCGATAGGCGATATGGAAAGCACCACCAAGAAGACAAACCAAGGGTTTGTGGCGAGGAGAGTGTAGAAGTCGTCCCGTGTTGGGAGTCGATCCAGCAGGTCGTTGTCAATGACCAGTGTCTCTTCACCATAGAAGTTTGAGCAACACGTAAAGCTTTCAGCCAAATGTTTGACGAATTGGTTATAAGCCTCCGGCTTAGTCGTTAAGCGCAGACGAAACTCGTATGTCGAGTTTAAAATGAGGTCACATAAAGTTGAATCCTCTCGTATGAACCCCCAGAGATCTTTCAGGTCTTCAACATTGTTGATTAACCAAAGCCTTCTTTCGTAGCGAATGGTGAGGACTTTTTTGATCAAAGACCCATCTAAGCCCTCGGCCAACTCTTCAGCTAATCGACGTGTTAAGATTTCGTTGATTAAGTCCTGGGCTCGCTCAAAAAGCTCAACTGTGACCATGGACACCCTCCTTATAGAGTATTATCTAAATGCATAGCTTTAAGTAAAGTGCTCAACGTTGTGACTGCTTTAACTTTAGTGGGTACTTTCTCAAGTGATTCAAGTGTCACCCCACCAGTCTCAATGATGGACCGGTTCATGGCATTGAAAGCTTTTTCATCCCCACCCCTGAATTTTATCAATTCAAGTATGACATTCTCATGGCCTTGCGCGAACAGGACCTGTAATTCGGGGAATGAGATCTTAGAGCCTTTAGAGTCCCCGGTTGGTTGACCTGTGAGTTCGTCGATGTGGTCGTTGTCATCAGGGATGCTTGATTTCTTAACAAGCAACTGGACCTGGCGACGTAAGGGTAAATCAACCACCAAATATTTAACGGGACTCAAGTACTCTTGACCTGTTGTAGGGTCGGTCAGCCAAAGCTTCTCAAAGAAATCGTGTCCCAATTCGCGGGCAACTTTGATATTTCTCTGAACGTCGATTTTGTAATCGGAAAGGTTGGGGGCGACCAGATAGAGGGTCTCTTCCCCACTTTCCAACTGTTTCATGTAGGAATCGAACGCTTTATCCGATAAAGCGTTTAATTGTTCTTCCCACATTTTGGTGTTGGGGCTACCTGGGAGTATCTTTTCAATATACTTCAAGATCTCTTTGGTAGCCTTTTCTCGGTTAGCCATTTTCGTACCCCGTGATATTAGTGTTTAGCTATACCATTTACGGGGTTTGTGTGGTTAACCCGCGCCATGCTGGCAGGCCGTGGATAACAATGGATGGTGCTACCTCACTTTCGAAGGTCGACAACCAGATGTCCTCATCGACGTCATCTTTAAGACACTCTCGCTCATGGATAGTGTTTACTGGCAAAAGACCCAGTTGATGTCGAAGATACGCATTGATGTGTCGGACCTCTTCTTCAAAACTTTCTACTTCCCCTACCCAAAAGTTGCTTAACCAGAGGGTTGCCATTTCATGGTTGTGTCGGCGCAGGATTTGCGCCACTTTTTCACGCAATTTCATTGTTGTTTAACCTTTTCAGTAACAGGTGTTATAACCTTTTGGTAGAACGCTTTATTTGATTTCGGGTTTACCCAGTTTTTTTGCCACCGCATTGTACCACCAAGGATGATACTCACCTTTATTCATTTTTAACAGATCCAGAGTACTAAGGAAGGGTTCTTCCGGTTCATAGCCGGAAAAGGTCCAATAGCCCCGGGTGTTCAGTAGGATGTCCCAGTCATAGCCTTTAGCTTTAAGGTTTTCGTAGAGCTCTTTAGGTTCACACAGATAACCTTGGGCCTGTTGAAAGTTCAGGTTGGCCATCTGGCACATTTCAGATGTAATCTCCAATGCTCGTTGAAGTTTCGGATGCTCTTCGATTTTAGAACGAACGGTGGTTCTTTGGAGAGAAATGTCAGGACAAAGCTCCACGTAATATGAGCGGTCGTGTCCACCCAAACCGTAACGATTAAAGGATTTGATATAGTTGAATTCTGATAGACCCACCAGAAGACCTTCACGTTGAGAAATGATCAATTCAAACGGCATCCCCGTGGGTCCCGCTTTAGCGCGAAGGTTCTGTAGCGTAAGAATTTGAAGGTCGGTATCACCTTTAAGCGTGTCATTGGGATGTTTGGGAAATTCGGGTCCCTTCGTGCTTTGGTTTTGCAAAACACTCACACTGAGACAATACCACAGGTTGTTAGTCAGGAAACTGAATTTTTCAGGTACGTTTTTAAAAGTGGAATTGTTTTTAAGGAAAGCCAGCTTTTTAACATTTGGTGCATAGGGATCTAACTGATGTTTATCACCCACATGTGCCGTGGCGATCAGGTAACAGTTCGAGGCACCCGTCAGTGTTGGTAATTGCATCAGCATTTGGTTTTTAGCTGCAGCAGAGCGCAACGCATCGGTGTTGGCACCTGAATCACCGATTTCATTTTTGGTATAAATCGCCTCGACTGAATCGGTACTGAACATACTCAATGAGTCAATTTCAAAGAGTGTCGGTATAAGCGCTTTGATGTGCTTGCCCTCTTTATCAATAAAAGGGGTCTCCACTAACCAATCTTTAGCCGCCTTTTTCTTTTGGTTGGAGAAGTCGCGGAATTTAGCAAACCATTCATTACCACTGTAAACAGTGTTATCACTCAGTACCAAGCGACCGATTTCCTCGAGGTCTTGTCCATTCAGTTCCTTGAAGCTGGCCGCCAGTTGATGAATGCGTTCCATGGTCAGGGTGGTTTCGGTATCGTACAGGTTACCCTTACTCATTGTGTGTCGTGAAAGGGTTCGCAGAATCATCCAGTGGGCCAAGACAGATTTAAACATGTTCCCGCGGCCACCGATCCCGGTGAAGTATGAAAGTCCACCGTTTAGAATACTTTCACCGTGAATACCGGTATGGTAGCGTCCGGTGGGGATATCGAACAAGCAGCCCAAATTCAAATATGGACGGATTTTAGGCGCAGGCTTAAAAAAATCAGACATATCCATTTAAACTAAAACCCTTTTTCTGGTGATCGTTTGATCTTAATTGGAGGTTATTTCTTCAAACTATATGTGGGGGCGGTAAAAAAATAACCCAAGCAAGCGGAATTGTATAGCTTCCGCTAGTGTGAACCGTTTTTTGTAATTTGGAGTATACCATGGAAAATACAATAAGTCTCCAGGCCAAAGCCATGAGTTTGGAGGCCTTTAACGTTAAAGCCAGCATTAAAGCGATGAAGGAATTGCTTCCAAACTTTGTTAAAAGTATCACCGATTTTTATAGCACGCTCGTCGTCGCTGAAAACCAACTGACTTTGGATTTGATAAAGGCGGATAGTCTTGAAAAGACCTTGAAAGAGGTGGATTACGCCGCTGTCCGTAAAATGTTGGTGGTTGGTCCTAAAGGATTAAAGGGCACTTATTTAGATTATCTGGGGGCGGTGGAGAAGGCCGTTGATCATGCAGAGTCACTCAGAGAAAAGGTGCTAAGCCCCTTTATGAGTTGGGTGACACTGTTGTTGTCTACCCCTGAAAACCTCATGAGTGTTCGAAAACCCCCCCTGGTGAGTAATGATCGTATCAAACTTATAGATACTATTAAAGAAGATCTTACCAAAAATATAGACCCTAACTCTCACCAGCAGAGACATCTCTACGGTAAGCTAGTCCAGCGCAACAAAGACTGGTCCGCAGTGGTTGATAAAACGAACGAATTAATTGATCGTTATAGTCGAACCGATCGTAAACAAATCAAACAGATGGTTGACGACACTGTTGAGGCTTTGAATCGGCTTATACTTCGTGTCGAAGAAGACCCTGAGACATACGAGATGTCGGGTACTACAGTCGCGACGCTGGCCGAACAATCATACCTGTTGGGTAAAGAACTGGAGCACTACGCAACCACGGGTTATCTTTTACAGGAACTCCATACCACCGTAACCGATACAGTGGAAGAACTGAAGAAGGTTTTTGGTCATTGACCCGTCATCGAGGACATAAAATCCTAGAGCCCTCCTCAGGGAGGGCTCTAGCTTTTCCCTTTTTTATGCGTGCCCAGGTATTTTTCTGGCACTTAAAACAGCCCGTTCAGCATCATAAGCCATTTTCTCCTCATTGTCGTAACGCAACCAACGAGGCGTCCGCTCTAACAGTTTTTGCGCCAGTTGACGCACTTCTGTAAGTGGTAGCTCTGTTGTCAATTCCCGTCCGTGTAAAGTTGACACTAAGAGTTCTCGTAACTCTTGTTGATTAAAGACTTTGTTAGATATCGTAGCCGAAAAATCTAACGCGCGTTCGTCTTCAGCCAGATACATAACACGATTGAGTTGACATAAGATTTCATGTCTCTTCGCCTTATCGCCCCCCACAAACGTAAATAAACTCACTACGAATAACATGCGTTTACCATATTTGGGTAGGAAGAGTGTTAGGAAAGTTCCTACGAGTACTTCATTTAAACGACGCAACCTCCTTGACGCAGCACCTAAAATCGCCATGGGTAAAACCTCAGTTTCTACAATTACTACAGTAGGTGGATGTTAGAGAACAAACCAGACCAAATCCCCGCGGTATCCTTTGTGTGAATGATGGTTGCATAACGAAATGCAGACATTGATTCTTTCCAGGTCACCACGTAAACTCGGGGCTTTAGATCGGTCACTGCCGAGAACGTATTGCGGTTAGGAATGTCGACACCCACTGTCAGAGTTAAAGGGCAAGTAGATTCAGTACCTTTAACGGAGTGTCTGACATCTACCCTGACGGCATTGGTTCCAGGGGACAAAACATCACTGACCCTACGGTGGATGTTTTTACCCTTTATTACGTCCTCATACAGTATGTCTGTAATATCTGTTACAGACAGCCCGTGTTTATCTGGACCATCAAGGAACTGTTCCAACACGGTTTCCAATATAGCCAACTTATCGAATGTGTTAATGGCCAATTTGGCAGGTTTAAGGTCCTTAGTCAGCTGAGTGTCACCGGCGGTGTATATATCGATTTTTCGAGTTGGGGCGTGTAGGAACTGACTCCCGTTGGTCAGTATGTCGTTGTAGGTATCGTACTTAAAGATATTCCCTAACGATCCGATGATGACTGAATTGAATGTGGTTTCATCCAATTCATTTTGGTAAGAGCGTATTTCTTCCAGAACAGGTTCGGGTTGGGTGAAAAGAATACCAAACGAAGCGTCGGAGATGGGCTTCATCAAAAAATCATCTTCAGTACCATGGTCGCCCAAATGGTAGATGTGGCGCCCGTCCTCGGATTTAGGGGCTGGTCGATTGGTATTGAAGTACCAGTTATTAAAAGAGAAAAGTCGATTATAAATGGGTTTGGTGGACCAATACCCTTTAGCCTCTTTAATCTCTATATTACTGTAAGCAATACCCTTTCGTCCAGCCACAATGCCCCGGGTTGCGTGTGAATCGGCCAGATCGTTACCGAGATCGCCGCTATGGCCCTCCACTTTACTGGCACTGACTTCAACCCCTTTCTTTTCTAAAGTCTCTTTTAGGTCACCCAGTCGTTTCCAATGTTCGACATTCTGTACATCACCCCCATCTGATTTTACCCACCCGTTTTGTTTCCAACCGTCCAGGTATTCAAAAAGACCTTTAAGTACATATGCACTATCAAGTATCAGGTGGATAGAGAGAACATTGTGTTCAATGGCCAACTCAAGTGCCACAATGGCGGCTTGAAGCTCAGCTATATTGTTAGTCGTTTCGGGGATAAGGCTACCGGAACCGTCAACATAATGAATAGGGGTTATTTCGGTGACCTTCTTATCGGTCGTATAACCTCGCTCTGTAAGCTTGGCTTTGCCGCACCCACTGCCTTGTTTCGGCTTTTCTTTTTTAAAGAAGTAGCCATGAATGCCCCACCCCCCAATACCGCGTGAGGGTCTTGCACCCCCATCGGTGTATAGGCAAAGGTGTAGACCATTCAATGCCTGGTCGGGGGTTGACTTGTCGTCAGTCACGGCCTCATCAACGACCAGTGAGCGTTTTTTAATCTCCATTATTAACCCCTTGCTTAATTACGAAAACTTCTATTTGTCAATTAATAACGGATATGAGTATTCCATTACATGTCAAGAATCGGAGGCGTCATACTGGTTTATGAGTTGTCGTTGTAATGCATTGACCAGAGTTTCCAAATACGTAATTTTGTTTTCTTGCTC